CCGCCATCAGCGCCTCTCCTTCCGGGTAAAAATAGAATCCGTGGTTCATGTCCTCCACGTCCGCAATTTTCCGGACCGTCAGAGTCCCCCGGGTCTGCTTCGGGTTCAGCTCCATTCGATAATCCAGTACGTCCATCTACTCACCCTTCCGTCCCTTCAGCAGCGGCTTGATGCCTTTATAAATCTTTCCCGCCATTTCGGTGCCGTAAATCTTCACCAGGGCATTGTTCACCGCTTGCTTCGTCTTATGCACCCGAAGGGTCTCCGCAATTCGGCTCGCCTCGCCGGAAAACTCCGGAATCAAGCTCTTCACATCCCCCTGAAACACCCGATTCTCCTTGGCTGCGGCGTTTTTCTTTTTTTCGCCCCGCTTCTCCTTCTTCTTCAGCTTGCTCTTCTTGTCCTTCCCGCGCTTCGCCTCTTCCGGCTGAGGCAGTTCCTCCGGGATTTCGGTGGCCGCCTCCGGCGCCCTCTTGAGAATGGTTTTTTTCACCGCCTTGCGCAGGTCCGGATGCCGGGACACGTTCACATTCCGCTTCTGCCAGAAATCCACCACCGCATCGAATCCGGTATCCTTGCTGATGATGACGAACTGCTCCCCGCTATTCTTGGCAATCTCATACCCCAGCCAGCTCACCAGCTGAAAATCCAGGGCGTTCTTGCCGCCGGTCTTAATCGGCATGTACGTCTTCCGAATCCGGCTCCGCTCCAGCTCCTGATGCACCGTGATGCTGATGGTACTGTGCTGCTCCGAATAGAAGATCAGCAGTTCCGAGCCGTCGTCCAGAAGCTCCAGCCCCTCAAACCCATTGCTGGCCACGTTTTCAAAATCAATTAAATACTTCATTTAAAGTCCCTCTTTCTATTTCAATCTTTTTGTCAATGATAACAACACGATCGGCGCCCCGGCAGCATTTTGCCCCAGGCCCACACTGTTTTCTTCCATAAATTATTATTATTTATGAAGTGGATAACACCTTATAACACCTCTATCGAAAATGTTGAAAACTCCGCATTTTTCGATAGGGATGTTATGCATTGTTATATAAAGTTATAAATTATTTTGTTACACGCTTGTTACATCTTCGGGGGAAGGGCTGCTGTAACCCTTCCTTCCGTCTATGTATGATTCCTTCGCCGCCTCTATCGCTCTTTCAAGCATTGACAAGTTCGGTCTGAACTCTTCAGGAGCTTCTATTTCATCATTCATTAGCTTCAGCTTATAGTCTTCTACAATGTGTTCGGCTACAAGAATACGTGCGCCTAAAGGGTTGCACAAATGAGCAAGCGTGAGTTGTATCACGGAAGCAGGACTCGACCCATGATTTCCTGAATAGATATACACCAATGCAAGCTTATCTTCGGCGGTTAGGTTTTCGGACATTAACTCGTATAAGCGATCCACGTTATCCGCATTTTCGCTCTCTTCCAATGCAAACTCATCAGGATATGAAAGTATGAACATATAAGGAATGGGATTTTCCCCGACCGTTCTGAACCATTCTATCATTTCCGTTACGGTCGGTTCGCTCTTTCCGTTTTCCCACCTACCTATAGTTCGAACCTCCACATTAAGTGCTTCCGCCATAAATGATTGAGACTTTCCTACACGTTTCCTTGTATACTTCATAATTTCTCCGACTGTCATTTTTTCATACCTCCCAACCTATTTTATATCAATCGGACAAAAATGTAATCATTTTCATTTGAATTCGGTGCATTTTTAGAATTGTGATTTTGTTTTAACTTCGATACAATCCAACTTATCAAATGTAAGGAAAGGAGCGTATCAATGGATAATTTTGTTCGATTAAGTGGAATGCTTGCTAGAAGGTATGATGATTATTTTGTTCTTGACTGCAACGGCGTATTCGTTCGCTGTGTTGATTATGACACTTCAAAGTTTAATATCACCGATTGTTTTGTTATTACTGGTCACTTGCTCAACCAATACAGACGGAATGTGAACACGCTGATTGTGAGCGTTGATTCGCTCAAGTTTGTCACATAGAAAAAAGAGTCGGAGAAATCCGGCTCTTTTCTCTGAATACCGTATTGTTAAATGAGAAAGGAGGCGCTCAATAATGACTCTGAACGCTATTATGTACAGGTTTATTGTACACCTCCAATCATCACATTTCAAGAACGTTTGTTCTCTTACTGCTTTGTAATGTCGATAGCAAGATTGCTTCCTGTGACGGCTTGACCGCCGATTACAACAGTAATCGTGGAGCTGTTCTTTCCGCAGTACAACCGCACGATACCACTTGTTCCGAGCGTGACGGTATCACCGATCGCTTTTACAGTCTGTGAAGCATTCATTCCCGGAACGGCTGTTCCGTCCTGATAAACCGCCATTGTGACATTTCCTACCGCAGTTCCTATCACCGTAGCCGTGACAGCAACATCATAGTAGCCTTGACCGTTCAGTTCCATGGCATTATTCGCCATTTGACAGCATTGACCAAACCTTCTAATTATGGTATTCGGCTGATAGGTTCCACCTTCCGGAATCGTCGACGTACTGGTATTCACTGCATAAATCGCACTTTTACAACTCATAATTTCCTCCTTGGCTATATGCCTTTACACCCTATTAAATAGCTACTCCACATCCGCAGTTACCGAACGGATTAGAACCACTGCAATAAGTAGTGGCGTTAGGGTATCTTACGACACCGCACATTGCGTTCTGCATCTGAAGCTGTGTAACCTGTGCCTGTAATGCCTCAATCTTGTTCTGAGATAATGCGTCAAGAATCTTCTGAGTCTGTGCTGTAGTGTTCGCATTGATGTTCGCCGTATTGATTGCGCCGTTATAATTAACGCCATCAATACCACGCTGAGTGATACAGCAACAATCAGAGATTCTGTTCTGAGTCTCGTTGAAGTTTCTCAAAGTCTCGTAACCGAGATTCGAAATGCCGTTCTGCACGCCCATGTAATCGTTCTGAAGGCTATCATTAAGTCTCCCGACCGAATTCTCAAGACCGTTGAAGTTCATCGCATTACATAATCCCGCTTCCGTCACTGGTTCAGACTGATTGCCTCTATTCCAATATCCACCGCCCATCATCATCAGAATCAGCAGTGCGAAAATCCACATTCCACCGTTGCCAAAATAATCATCATTATCCTTTGTCACGGCGGCAATGTCCGACAAGCTCATGTTTTCCATTTCCTTCTCCTTCCTTCGGATTGCTCCGAATAAGTAAAATAATTGACGATAAATTTAACTAACTTCCGCGAAAGTCAAATAATTTCTAAAAAACTAAAATAACTTTCGCTAAATTTCACTTGCGCAAGTGGTTATTAAAAAAATAGGGTAGTTTTTTTAAATATGTGTGCTTAATCGTGTCAAAACGTGTCATTTCGTGTCAGAAACGATACATTTTGTGCCGATTCTAAGTTTCTCTAAGTTTCACTAGCTATTTAATGCTGTTCATAAATTCGTTTACATCGATTCCACGCTCCCTACAGATGGACCGGACCATCTGTTCCGCAGATACTCCCCTTCCGGATAACATACCCATTACGTTCTGCATTTGCCTTGAATCGTTCATCATAGCTTTTGCACGATTCGCTAGATCGCCTAGCTGATTACTGTTCTGATTCCTGAATATGCTGCTTCCCATTTAAGACTTCCTCCTTGAATTGTTCGAACTCTGCCTTTGTGATGTACTCTTGTGAAACATTCGGTGTAGCCGTTACCTCTTCAAATCGAAAGATTCGAATTGTTGGGAATCCCGCACCGTCGGTTGACTTGAGATAGAATATGTCCTCTGCACCATCGAATAGTGCAACAACGCTGTTCGGGCGCATTTGATATGCTTTGGCACCATCAAGACCAGTTACCCTCACAAGCTGTTCATTGCCCCCATAAGGCTGATAAAATCCGTACATGGTATCATTCCTCCTTGCCCAAATTGTAATAAGAAAAACGACGGTCAACCTTTCGATTAACCGTCGTCTTCCTATCACATTTTTACCTGTAAACCCCTCGTTGTCGTGGAGGCAATATTGGGTCATATGCCTGTACTTCGTCGTACTTTCGTTTAAGCCTACTGATAATCCTATCAATCGTCGAAACAGACAAGTTCAGCTCCATGGCTTGTTTTGTTCTGCTCCAACCAGCCGCACGTGTACGCATTACAATTTCTTCGTCTTCGGACAAGTTCGCCTGTTCGATGAACCGTTCCAACACTATTTTAGTCCAGATTACTTCGTTGGTCATGTCGCTCACCTACTTTGTTAGATGTTTCAGAGGGTCAACAGGCTCTCCGTTAATCATCATCTTAAAGTCAAGGTGCGGACCAGTGGAGACTCCCGTATTTCCTGACCGGGCGACTTCCTGGCCCCGTGCAACCTTCTGCCCCCTCCTTACACCGACTTTAGACAAGTGGCTGTACTGAGTGACTACTCCGTTTCCGTGGTCAATCTGAACGATGTTTCCATAGCCGCCCGACCAACCGGTCGCTACGACCGTACCGCCATCGGAAGCACTAACCCTCGTACCTTCAGGAACGGCAATGTCGATTGCCGGGTGATTCGAGGAAGCACCCGCAGTAGGCGCATTTCTGTAGCCGAAATAGGAAGTGATTGTTCCGTGTGCCGGGTAGATGTACTTTCCGGTTGACTTACCTTTACCTTCTTCATCAAGTCCAAGTGCCTGAGCTTCCTTGTAGTACTTCGAATCCTTACCAATCTTCACACGGTTTCGATTCTCGTACAGATAATTGATGTCCTCTTTGGTAATGCCAGCGTCCATCAGTTTTGCTAAGGACTTCGCCGCACCTTCCGCATTCTCAACCTTGCACGCCTGTTTAAACTCACGTGCCGTGTCTGAGTTCTCAATCATCTTCCGGGAAATGTCCTCTTTAGACCAGCCCTGTTCGGCGAGGTAGTTTGTGTACTCGTCCATGCGAGAAAATGCCTTTTTATCCCATTTTTCAATGTCTTTATGGTATCTCGTCCGAGTCTCACTAATGATTGCTTCGTTGAATTTTTCCCGAGTTTCTTTCGAGACTCCGCAAGCCTTCATCAGCTTTTTTCTACGCTCACAATCCTTATACCAGTCTGTGATAGAGATTGTTCCCTCTTTCAGCTTTTTCTTCCAGTCCTTCTTGATATAGTTGACTACAGCCTCTTCACGGTACTCCCCCTTCTTTCCCTGAGCTTTTGCGAGAGCTTTTTCAACGTCGGCATCGAAGGCCGCCTTTTCACGTTCCTTCTTGTCTCTCGTGAAGCCCAAAGAATCGAGCTTATCATCGAGCTTCGAACCTTCCTTGACTCTGAAAAGAGCCTTAATCGTTCTTCCTCCGAGTCCTTCATCGTCCCAAAACCCATAGTCGTCTGTATCCTCTGAGTTCGAGAGTTTTTCATAGGCGCTCTTGAGCTTTCCGAAAAGCGAGTTTGATTTAGCAGCCTTTTCCGCTACTCCACCGAGCTTTTTCTCAACAGCGTTAGGCTCCCCAGGAACCGAACCGCCCATTTCCTTGTACTTCTTTGCAAATACATCAACGCGATCCTCCGCAGCGTCCGCGAAAACAGCGAACGGATCAGGTAATCCGAGAGCGTTTGTTATTGCTCCAACGTCTCGTTTCGCATTGGCAAAACCGAATCCCGCAAAGGCGAGAATCGTGTTCAGGAAATCGACACTATCACCGATTGACAAGTCGTTATCCGCTTTCTTCTTGTTGTACCTGTATAGCGCTTTATTGATTGAGTAAAGCCAATCAGAAGTGATGTTGCTCTGTGACATTAAACTGAAATAATCAACTTCCTCTCCACTGAGAAGGTCAAGTGTCGTGTTGAATACACCCCACAACTCTTCGAATCCCGGAATCTGCCGAATCGGGTTTTCATTTGACCAGAAGTTATCGCCAAACAGATCTTTGAATGCCGCAAGATAGGTGATAGGCTCACCATCGTCCTTCGCCTTATCCGTTTTTCTCATTGCCTGAATGAGAGTCTTTGCAAATGCCGCCGCAAAGGAATTGATTGTGAGAACCGTCGCCATCTTCGTGACTGCTTTAGCGGCTTTCACCTTTTTACCTTCCTTCTTGTAACGGCTTGCTTCAATAAGAGCGTCCCTGAAGATATTGAATGTCTTTAAAGGCTCCGCTTTGAACGAGGAAACAGATTTGGCTATGACATTCTTATCACGCATAATCTGTGCTCTGTGAAGTGGAGAGTCCACAGTCTGAGTGTAGTCGAAAATGTATGCCGCACGTTCACCGCAGTACTTAAGGAATTCTTCACTGCCGGGTTTCAAGTCTTTCCGTGTTGCCCTTGTCTCTGCCTTTACAGCTTTCCAAATGTGGAGCCATGTTCTAAGGTCTGCCGCTTCATAAACGCCCATAGCGAGCTTGTCACGAATAGATTTCTTATTCATGATAATATCTTCCGATGAGCGAGAGAAGTTCAGTTCGTGGTTGCCTTGGAACTTCCACCACGTGATAGGACAGTACTTGTTCATTTCTTCAATCAGAGCGTTCCGCTTTTTCGACTGAATCTTCGGTGGAAGTACCGTGTCTTTAGGACTCCGCAGAAAGAAATACTTCGGGCTAATTTCCATCCACGCTCTACATACTGCCGTGTACTGCTGGGCCCATACACTAAGGTTTGCGGCAATAGCAGCTCTTTTGTAGTTGTTCATTCCGGCATTGATAATCTTCGACCAACCGTCAACTTTCTTGTCCTGTTGGTGTCTAAAGTCGTTGATGATATTCTTCGTGTAGTCAATAGACTGAATACCGAATGCCCGAATCATCTGATTGCTCACGTCACCCGTATTCAGAAGACGAGTAATGGCTTTCAGTGCTTTCTGTGAAGAAGCGTACAGATTCATTTCATCGCAGTGACGAGCAAATACTCTGATACAATCCTCAATCACAAGAGCGTTCTCTGCCTTTTCGTTTACGTTCTTACTCCATCCAGGGTCAGGAATACCCGCAATGCCGTTGTAGCCTGTTTCAAGGTTTTTGAACTTTCCGTCCTGTACCGTGTACATTGGGAAATAGTTTTCTTCCTCGAACAGTCTAACTCCGTACATTTCCATGGAAGCCTTGTTACCCCGTTCTGCAATAACCGTTGAGAGATAGTCTTGCATTGCGTTGGCAAAATCCTTCTGCTGTTGAGTGAGAAGAGCGAACATATCCGCTAAGTCTGCTTCGGTGACTGCCACCGTCTCATAGTCAGTCATGTCACGCATAAGCACCTTGTCGGCTACCTTCTCACGAATCTTCCGTGTGTCCTTGTTAATAACAGGGACACGGATTCCTTCACCGTAAATGTGACGCATAGCCGCTTTACGCTTCGCCAGCAGATAGAGCGACATAATCTGAGTGTCGCTCACATCAATCTTCTTTCCCGATTCAAGCTCAATCTCGTTCCTGTGGTCTTGCCATTTCTGAGCGTCACTGTGTCCACCATTAAGGCGCAACCACCTCTTGTTCCCCGGAAGGGTTTCAACGAACTCTGCCGTCTCCTTTGTGTACTGGAAATACTTATCCTGAGAGTTTCTAAGCACGTCCCAAATATGACTGAATGTGCCGCCGGCATTCTTGAAAAAGCTCATCGGTGTTACGTTATCAAAGTTCACAAAATCACGAACTAATCCATACGCACCTTTGAATTTCTTCGCTTCGCCGTACTTCTTAATCATTTCTTCAAAGTCATTGCAGATATTATCGCTGATTCTTTTGTACGACTGTTTCAGTCCGTTCAGGTCCATTTCCTGTCCTTCGGTAATCTCAAATCGGATGCCCTTCAGAACGTCTTTTACAACCTTCAGTTCTTCGAGGGTCATATCCCGCATAGGTTTGTTGATGGAAGCGAGCACTTCAAGATTATTCATGAGAACCTCGTTCTCTGTGAACATACCCTGATACTCCTTCTCTTTAGAGATTTCACGTAGGGCCTCTCTTAAAGCGTGAATCTTTAAAGCGGATCCTGTAGGTGTTCCTGTCTTTTTAATCTCCCTTTGCTCCATCTTGACCGACATTGCCGTCTGAATGTCGAGAGCTACAAGAGCCTGTGCGAGCGGTTTCCGAATCTCCTGTGGAATGTTTTTCTCGTACTTCCGTTCCTTCGTGAGAAGCCGTGAAGAAAGCCATGCATAGTTTACGTTGATGTTGTAGAGAACCTTCTTCTTCTCCTCACGGCGCTTCCGCTTTTCTTCTTTCGCTTTGTTCTTCTCTTTCAACTTCTTGATACGCCTGTCTCTTGTAGCAACCATTTTCTTACGCTTCTTTTCCTTAGCGGCAAGCTTACTCTCATATTCGCCTATAAGGCGATTCTTCATGGTGTCATACTTTTCCTTCTGCTTGTCTGCATAGGTTTTGTACGATTCCGCATCCTGAATAAGAATTTCCGAAAGGTCGTTAACAAGAGCTTTTTTCATCTGATTACAATCATATTCACTCAATCCATTAAGACTATTCGCCCAAGACTGCATACGTTCTTCCAAGATATACGGTAAACCTTCTTCGTTGTGAAGCTCTCCATCTTCTTGTAATGCACTGCCTAACCCCATTTTGGTATCTTCGGTGCCGAAAAGAGCTGTTGATATATCAGGGTTCTCATTTAAATACGTGTCAACATTCGATTTCTTCCTGTTCGAATCAGCCACCGCAGAAGCAAAGCTTCCTGTATAACTAGCGCTTCCGTGTCTTACGGTAACATACTGGAAGTGTCTATTCATTGCGGTAACTGTTTCATTGTTGACCTTTCTATAATCGCCCCACTTTGAGCGTTCAATGTAGATAGGATTCTTTCTGAGAGCACGCTTGATGTTGAGAAACTCACGCATTTCGTCGTTCTCATAGTTGTAATCAATTACATCAACAATCTCTTCGCTTGCCTTTTCCAAGACATCATAAACGACATCCATATTCGGATGTTCCTTCTGAAGCTCATAGTATGCCGTTGTGAGTGCGTCCACCGCAAAATCTCTTGTCTCACGCATGGTTTTCTTCGACATGGTGGTATCATCCCCGACAACCTTGTGAAGGAGATCGCCGACTTTGTTCTTCACGGATTTTGCGTTCAGAACCTGTCCATGTGTGAGTTTTTTATCTGCCTTGAGCGGTTCGATGACGGAATCAATTGTTTCACGGATTTCTGCTCTCGTGTCGATGTTATCCTGTTTAATCATAGGGTTGAAACGTGGGAACGACTGTTTCTTGAAATCCTTGTGGTCTTTCGTCTCTTCACTCCAATTGATAAGTTCGTTGACGAGTTCGCTATCTTCGCTGTTCTCAATATTCGTGAAGCCTTTAAGATAATCGGCGTACTCATCGTCATAACCTGAATCTTCGGACTCCGTTTCTAACCCAGCACGCCGTCTGTATTCGATTAACTGTGCTACACGCTCTTGTCTTTCGGAAAGTTTGTCGTACTCGTCCTCCGTACCTTTTAAGCTGTCAAGCTTCTCCTGGTCGGCAATCGTCCATCTTTCATCACCGTACTTCTTAAGCTGCTGTTCGTATTCGTCCGGTGTTAAGTGTCGGATATAGTCATAATCAACATCAGGTTCAACGTCCATAGAATAATCATCGTTGACGGAATAAGCTTTTCCTTCACGCTGTACCATCTTTCCGAGACCCATAGCAAGCTTTTTGTTATGGAGTGCTGTTGCCAAAAACTCTTCGGCATCCTTAAGAAGATTGTACTGAGAGAACAGAGCTTCCTTGTATCTGCTGTCGAACTGATTTCCGAGACCGAATATATCCCGAATCTTTCTGATTACCCTTCTGACGGCGTTTAAAAGCGTTCTGCCGGCTTTGAAATGCTTTTCGGTAATTCTGTCCATGAACTTATCATCGTGCAGAATTTCGCCCATTTGAGAGCAAATAACCTCTTCTAAAGCCTGTTCGTCATTCAGCTTCTTACCCGCTTTCTTGTAGCGTTCTTTCACGTCCTTAATCGTCTTGTTGAAGCTCTCCGCATTATCCTGTGTCCACATCGTCTTGAACGCTTTGGCGAGGTTATCATAGCCCTTCATGTCATAATCCTTGATACCGTGTACAAGTTCGTGCATTGCGGTATATGCCATGTTTTCCGATGGTGTTGCAGAATTCAGGATGATTGTATTCGTTGCATAGTCAAAGAGACCGTTCACATCGGCTCCGCCTGTGTAGCTCTGAATGTCGTCGGTGAGTTCAATATTCACCGAGAAAATATCGGCGAACTGCTTGAGCGCTTTTCTTGTTTCGGCATTCGTATTTCCGCTTGACTTTACGGTAAAGCCGTTGCCGCCCGAATCAATTTTGCCCGCTCTAATCATGGAGTCTACATCTTCTGCCTTGAATCCGTAGTTCTCCACAATGTCACGCTTGATTGTATCGAGGATAGTATCAGGCTTTCCTTCCTTCGCCGCATTGTAGGCGCGCTCCATCTGCCGCATAAGCACGTTGTAATCCGCTTCCGATGAAACGTCCGCTTTGTTCGAAATCTCCTGAACTACGCTCTGACCGATAGAACCCATGTTGTTAGAATACTCCGATTCATATCTTCCGCGAACTTCGTTCTTGTAGACTTCGTTCTCTTCCCGTGCACGTGCAACAAAGTTATCTGCCGCCTTTGCAAAGAGATATTCCCTTGTCGCTTTGTTCGTCTCAACCGCATTCAATGTGCCGTCGCTGTTCAGAATCTGAGGTAACTTCTCCCCGGTCGCCTTTTCGAACACTTCACGCTCTTCTGTTTTGTTGGACATGAGGGTTTCAACGTCTTCGGGATTAAGAGTTCCTGTTTCAAGGTTTCCAGCCGCTCTTGCCACATCACCAATTTGCACATCGTCAAGCTGTCTATCTTCATCGAAAGACTTATTCATTTCAATGGCCGTATCGGTGACTCTCTTCACAACTTCGTCTCCGTGCTTCTGTGCAACTTTAGACGATCCGTTAATAAGTCTGTCTGCCCCAGCGTCAAGGTTTTCATTCTCAACTTTCCGCATAGCCAAATTCCGTGCAGTCTGAATGGACTCCGAGTTCTTTGTCATCTGAACATTGATTGCATGAGCCATTTCCGCGTACTGCTCCAAGGCAATATCCGTACCCTCGTTTGCGGTGTCCTTAATAGCCTGTGCCCTTGTGGCAATCTTGCTATCCTCTACGTTTACCGCAATATCTGCCATTGCCTGTGCCGTGTTGTAGCTTGATACCTTCTCTGAGAGCACGTTCCTGAGAATTTCAGGACTGACATTATCATCAAGCCCCATCATGCTCTTACTTGCATAGTCTTGCTTGAGGGCATCTCTGACATTTGCTCCATAGGAAAGAGCACGACCGTTAGTCGCAACGCCCGTTACCGCTGTCATAATGTATGCAGAAGCCATGGCATCCAAAGTTTCGGATGCGGAAAATTTCTGTTTTACAGAAACCATCTTCATGTAATCTGCCGTCATTTCATCTTCAAGTTTTTTCGCCTTTTTGGAATCTCCCGAAATGCTTGCGGATAAATACTGTTGCATTTTCTCTGCCATGGAAGCAGCTTGCTTTTGACTCATGCCCGAATCAACATAGGATTGAATCTGCTCTTCCAGGAACTCTTTACTGTTAATGTCTTCGCCGTATACCTTCGCCAGTTCTTCACGGCTGACTCCGTATTGTGCCGCTTCATTGGAAATTCTATCTTCAAGATTATCTGAGCCACTGAGAAGCATTTCACGATAGCTCTTTTCTCTCCGTTCATCTACGGCATTCCCATAGGAAAGGTTCGTGATAGGCGCATCCAAAAGACCGCCTACAAGTTCTTCGGTTGCTTCTTCCGTTCCACCAAGGGCAAGTTTCGCACCCGAATAAGCCACATTAGCCGCAACATTTCCGAATCTGTTTCCCACACCTACGGCGAGCCTATCAAGAGCAGTTGACTTTAAAGCACCGAGACCAGTTTTTTCAAGAGCCGCCCCGGCACCTGTGAGCTTGCTAGCAAGACCGGCACCGGCGAACATGTACTCTGTTCCCGTCTCTTTAAGCGCCTGGAGCACGGAATAGAGCCTATCCTCTCCGACTGTTGCTCCCTGTGCTTCCGCACTGCCTCTTGTGTTACCGTATGTTCTAGCCGCCATGGACACCGCCCAATACGGGCCAAAACTCATATCTGCCGCCGTACCGAGACCCGACGTATAAGCACCCATGAGGATTTTCTCAAACCGTGTCAATCCCTCCATGGACTTTTCAACCTGTTTGTCACCGCTTGCCTGAATCTTCTCTCCGACCGAATATAGCGCCTTTCCGGGGTTATACATGCCACCGCTACGCATATACTCTTCTGCGTTGTTATAGCCCTCCTTGACATCTCTGAGCGTGTTTTTAGTACCCTCTGACACGTCTTTCCGCTGAATCTGACTATTGATGAATCTATCTTCTTCGAATTTGTTTGCCTTTACGATGGACGCTCCACCATGTCTTGTGTACACGTCCGCAACGTCACCAGCTGTTTTTGCAAAGCCGCCGACAATCTGCTTTCCTGTTCCGACTGTAGCGTCACTTAATCTCTCATCGGCACGAGCAAGCTTTGTATTGGACAAATCAATGCGGTTGTTATCCATTCTCCGAGAAGCTGTAGAACCGTTCTGATGTTCGCCCATTTCCATAGGGGAAGCACCATAGGAAACCTTTTCCTTGCTCCGATTCTTTGAGAGCTGCTTTTGTGTTTCTTCGAGCTTTTTCTGATTCTCAATCTCCACCTGTCTGTCCGACTTGTCGGAAATTCTGCTTAATGAAGCCGCCTGATTCGCACGCTCTGTCTCTTCGTTCTTCTTAATCCGCTGTGCTTCATCGTAGTACTTGCCCGATTTATTCTTTACGCTTTCACGGACGGCGTTTACATCCTTGTTAAAGTTGTTTCCGAGCTGAGAGCTTCCGTTTGAACCGCTCTCTTTTTCCTTCGCCTGAAGATTCTTCCGTGCGTTTTCTGCTTCAATGCGATCCTGATTATTTTTCTTAACCTCTGCCATTCCACGAACCGCTTCTTGCTGATTCGCGTTCTTTGTTCCTTTGAACTTTCCTTCATGCTGTTTCTGCCCCGAGGACTCCTGTTCCATGTAGTCCTTTGCACGCTGTCTGTTCTGTTCGGTTATCTCATTCTCGATCTTAACTTGTTTTTCGTGGATAGGTTCAGTCTGCTGTTCAGACATAACACCGTCATGGAGCTTTGAAGGACTGGAAGTTTTCGCATAGCGATTCTCTACCGCCTGAATTCCTTCTCTTCTCTTTTTCTCGATAGACTGCTGTCTTTCACGCTTTTCGGGATTATATTTTGCGGTTTCCCTTGTTGCCAAAAAAGTATTTCCGGGACGAGAAGTAGACGAACGCTCCCTGTTAAGGTAACTGTTCGCCGCCTTTTTCCGTGCTTCATAACTATCACGCTGTGAAGAAGTAGAAGGTGTGGAAACGCTCTGAACCCTTCTTTTCACTTCCTTCTTGCTCTTGTTTGCGTTGGTAGACAGGAAAGTGTTTCCTGTAGAGCCGTTCCCCGAGTGAATGTTCTGATACTCTCTATAAGCCTGACTTCCGCTCTTTTTAGGTGTAGACTTCCTGACTTCCTTTACACGCTTTTTTACTTCCTTCTTGCTTTTGTTCGTATTAGTAGAAAGGAAAGAGTACCCGGAAGAACCCTTTCCTTTGTGGGCGTTAAGATACGCTTTGTATGCTTTCTTATCTTTCTTTCCCAAGGCAATGCCCCTTTCTATTTCTTCTTGTTTTTCTGAAGTTTGGATGCCGCCGACATTACTTTATCGGCAAATGACTTTCCACCGCCACCCGAACTGCTTGAACCTCTGGAAGTCGATGCGCTAGGAGAGTAATAAGTGCTTCCGCTACTTCTTCTACCACCGCCACTACTCTTCCGAGAGGACTTCCGACCCCCGGAAGAGCTACTTTTTTTTGCCTGATATACGTTCACGTTGTAATTAAGGCGATTCATGAGAGCATCTTCCTTGAAGTTTTTACCCTGCCAATAGTTTTTATTCTTCTGCTCATATCCCCACTGACTATCGGACACCTTGTCTCTGTACCGTCCATATGACGTGTCGTCCGCATCTCTAAGTGCAGACAATGAGGTGGAAGCACGATTATACGCTTTATCTTCAAGCTCCATAGCCTTTGTGGCAAATTCAGCGTTATAGTCGTTTCTCGACTGCTGAGCCGCACTCACCGCATAGCTTGTTCCAAATCCACCGTTAAGTGCCGCCGCATCCCCCATTGTATTTCTAGCCGCCTGTTCTCCACGCTGAGTGTAAAGCTTCGCCAGCGACTGATAACTAGCGTCCTTTGTTGGGTCGTATTTCCAATTTACGACACTATCAAGGGCGCCTGAGAGCTGCTTGTCATACGCTCCCTTATATCCCGATGGTGCTTTGTATGTAGGTGATTTCACAGTTGGGGCTTTCGTTTTTACATACTTTATTCCGCCCATTATTTATACTCCTTTCGTAAGTATGTTTTTGTTTTAGCATATAAGAAAAGCGGGGCTATATTCGCCCCGCCACACCGCTATTTCAAGCGAATTCGCACATATACCGTTCTGTTTTCGTACTTCTGCTTTCTCTTTGGACCGAGGTTTTTCGGTTTAACATCTGAACCGCCAGCCGAATACCACAAGGCATGTCCGTTCTTATCCTTTCCGACATACACCATCGTATGAGGCTTATGTGCAAACCCGCAAATGTCACCAGGTTTTAATTTTGCCTGTTTCCATTTCTTCCGAGGATATGCAATCTTCGCCTTTTTCTTGATAGCTTTTTTCCCTGTTCCGTGAATCTTCGTATCAAGCCAAATGTACTTTCCCTTCGGAAGCACACCAATTTCCTGTAATCCGAAAGAGATAAAGGTCGCACAATTCGTTCTCTTGCCCTTTAACGCACTGGACAAACTCTTACACGGGTGATTTGCGTTATACTTCACACCAGCCTTGATTAACTTCTGTGCGATCACCTTCAGTTCCTTCAGCAGCTTATCCGCTTTTGTACTCTTCGGAACAGACACAAGACGGACATATTTATGTCCTTTTGAATCCTTCCAAATAGTCCACCCTTTGAGCGCCGGAACATAGATGTAGTAACCTTTAATTTTCGTTGCATGAACCTTTGTTCCAACCGAAAGAGTCTTTTTCAGCTTCGACTTATACGAAGGCTTGACCCGCAAGGGGTCAGCCTTGATAACAACGTAAGTCCTGTTAATCTTCCTACTTTTTGCCACGATACACCGCCTTTCCATTGCTGTTAAAAACGGAATAGCCGTTTTTATCGGCACACTTCTTTGCGTTGGCAAGACTTGTGAAAGCTCCCTTCTGAGACTTTGCGTCTTTCCATGTTTTACGGACACGGTAGGTATCTTTCGGCTTTGGCTTTGGCTTTGAACCTTCCTTAAACGCAACTCCAAGATATGCACAAATACCTTTAGCGATTGCTTTACCGTATTTATCCGGATGGTTCTTTAGTGTAGCCAAATCGCCTTTAATACTTCCTGTTTCAAGAATACAAGCCGTCATATCCGTTCCGTTCAGTTCCCAAAGGTCGGTTCTCTTCTGAACACCTCTGCTTCTCATCTTCAAGTCCTTCTTGATAGATTTTTCAAGGCACTTTCCCAGCTTCTTTCCACTGCCGGACACATAAAGCGGCATTACTCCCTTCGGGGCGCCGCTATAGTCGCAGTGAATCGACACATAGAGTTTGCACCCTACGTTGTTCGCCCACCGCACATCCGCAATCATGTTCTTGTTGTTTCCGTGGTCGGCATCCGAAATCACGGATACACCCGATTTCCGCAAATACTTAACAGCGGCCTTTGTGATTTTCAGCATGAGCGCCGCTTCGCTATGTCCCTTATATACGCAACCGGAATCCCAAGAGCCATCAATGCTTACACCGTGTCCGCACTGAATCGCAATCGTTTTACTCATCTGCTTCACCTTCTTCGTCTGCTTCGTCCTCTTCTTCTGCCAGTTCGAAATCCTGTACTTCGTCGTCGGTCATTTCAATATTCGGTCGCACATTGAGTCCCAGCGCCTGCTGGAAGGACTGATTCAGACCCACGGAAGCAAGACCCGAAACAGCACCGAATACAACGCCGTCAAAAGTCATTCCTGTGGTAGCAATTCCACAAATGATACCAATGATGAACAGTGCGGTTGGAATCCACTTGTTATCCATCGGAAGCCAACGCTTCATTACAAAACCTACGCACAAACAGAAAGCCACAATCTGTGGTACGAAATACTGAGTAATAGTTGTCATGTCCATTTCTTCCTCCAAATCCGCTCCATGAGAGCTTTTGTTTATATGAGTGATAATTTATACCTTGGGTGAATTGAAAGCCGTCAGAACGTAAATATGAGCCGTATAAGGCTATATCAGCGTCCTATCAGATAGTCGGTTAGCTCTGCTTTGGCTTGCTTCATCGCTTCAATGTCATTCCCATCAATTCCATGAGCGAGAAGCGCCAACAAGGCACGCTGTGTAATTGCGTTCCCCTCTTCTAACTGATTCAGTCTTTCATAATCCGCAACTGCTTTTTTCTCAAGCTTTCCAATTCGTTCATCTTGTGTCTTATTTGGCTTCTGCATTCTATTGATACACTCCGCTATTACTTTTACTGCGGCTGAAATAGCTACTATTGCTCCCGCCAACCACAAAATATCGCTTACCGTAAACATGATAGGGTGATTCATTACGCCCTCCGTTCCCAGATATGCACGCCGTAATAGCCGGGATGGTATGCCGTATTCGCAAAGCTACCTGTTCCCGTATCTGTAATACTAGCGCTACCTGTTGTTTTACAATCTCTCTGCTCTCCGGAAGGGCTGCTACTTGTAGCCGTGCGAACCATTGGAACCTTGTATTTTGCCGAATGGTCGGTAAACTTGCCGCCGAATGTCTCAAACTGCCACACCTTCTGAGTCGCAATTGCGTAATATCCTTTGCTCGATACATTGTGAGTGTGCCTCATGCCGTGCACGTGTGGTGGAAGATTCGATGCTGTAATGACATGATCTGTAGAACCACCTGTAGAACCGCCATCGCTCATAACCGCTTTGAGATAAACATCCTCGGTAACGTGGTGCCATGTTCCACCGAAAACCTCTGCCGGATTGAAGTTATCATCACTTGTCATGTATACAGAGCCGACCGGGTAAACCTTCTCGTACAGCTGGTCTTTAATGGCACCCATGATAGAATCAACATCAAGACTCAGCTTTGTTCCACCTGTAGAGTCTGCATTACAGTTTACGTACACGCCACCTTTAAGGTATAAGTTGCCGTCCCAATCGAGGGCATAGGCGTTGGAACGTACTGTCTCTAATCCTTCTGAACTTCCGTTACCCACAATGTCCGCAAACTTATTGTCATTATCTGCGACATTAAATCTACCTTGTACGTGCTGGTTTCTGCCGTTGGCAATTGTCGCCGTACCTTCTGCATGAGAACACATACCCGCCGCCGTTGTGCGTGTCCCCTCGGCGTGGGATGCAGCACCACTCGCTGTTGTTCCACGAGCTCCCTCTGCATGAGAGCTCTCGCCACTTGCTATCGATCCTATTCCCTCTGCATGGGAACTATCCCCTGAGGCTGTAGTGCCCCGCCCTTCCGCATGGCTCGCGTGTTCCTGTGCCTTACAATCAACGCCCTCTGCATGGGAAAAGTTTCCCGTTGCTTTACTTCTAATTCCCTCTGCATGGGAATCTTGCCCTGTTGCTTGGGTGTCTCTTCCGCCAACATCTGTTGCCGTGAGAACTATATCCGTATCGAGCGCCTTTTCGTTCACCTTCCGTGTAATCGGAACATACTTCGAAAAGTCGATAACAGCAAGTTTCACCCACTTGTCATTCGCATAAATGTATGAAGTGTACGCTGTCCCAGCTTCATTCATGACAAGGTACAGAATTCCTGGATCGCCAACTTCGGGGAGTTCATCAACAATCTTGTTCCCAACAATGTTCACCTGTAGATTGTTCAAATAATTATTGATTTCCTGTAGAGCCTTCGCCCATTTATCCGCAAGGTCTTTTTCTAAAGACCCTTCGAGGGCGGTAACTCGTCCGTTAAGGTACTTGTAGCCAACGTCATTTGAAGTAACATATGTTTCCTCGTTGTCTCGTACCTCCATTCTTACATCAGACATATTTCGTCCTCCTTCGTTCTTGGTGGAGCTTCTCTAAGACTTCCCCCGACTGGTATCTGAACAACCTTTGCACTGCATTTGTTGCCGTTCTCATCGCCCCATTTAAGCTGAACCTGAACTCCGCCTACTTGGAATCTCATTGTTTCTTCTGCCGTTAGGTGGCATTTTACATTTGCACCGATTGTTTTTATTCCTGACATTGGATGGTCGGGGTCGGAATCATCAAAGAATTCTTCGTTAATGTCTTTGATTTCAAGCTCCTTGTTGTACTTCGTAATGCTTACTTCATTCTGCTGAAAGGTCACAAGAACGACTTTCTCTTCGCTCAAGGCGTTCCTGAACCTGTCTCCGTAAACATCTATTGATACCGTGAATGTATCACCTCTTACTATTGACATATTCACCTCCTACGCCGTTCTCTTCCACACGTATACAGCTAAGTATGGCGGCATATTCTTACCCGCTCCATCTACACCAGTATTGCCAATCTGTACTTTCGCACCGCTAATATACGGCTGTTCTTTCGACAATCCACTTGACCAATTGAGACCTGATTCAGCCGCTGAACTTGAACCGCTAGTTTTACTACCATATGTATATCTTTTAGAGCTTGAACTAGTCGCTACCCTCATACGCTCTACACCGCTATCGTGTGTGTAGGTTGCGAAACCTATGTTGTCTCCAAGGTTCGTCCCATGCGTATGTGCGTTTTGTGTATGGGTATGTTCTTGTGCTACGTGTGTATGCCTTACAACAGCGGCATTCGCCGAACCACCAGTGCTACCGGCACCGTATGAGTTACCGGAAGCAAGAAGGAATGTGTCTTGAATCCGTTCCCACGACCCACCAAACAAAGTTGATGGGTCAGTGGAATTCACGCTCATATAGATTGAGCCTACGGGATAGCATTCTTTCCAAATCCTACCCTTCATAAGCTCAAATACCTTTTTCAGACCAACGTCGTCTAGTTTCATAGGCTATCTCCTAACCGAATACCTGTGTAAAGATACTCTCAATCGTTGCATTCGAAATTGGTGAATCTGCTGTTCCTACCGCCGGCAAGCTTGCTCTCGTCACTTTGATTACACCGTTCGTTTCCGATACAGACGATACATATTTTCCATCTTCGGCGGTATCGCTATAGTCGAGTGCATTGATTTTACCAGTAATGTTTTGGGTAACACTCGCTCTAGTAGCAAAATCTGAATCGTTGGAGAGCTGAGAAACCTTTGTTGGAATCTCCGTTTTCTTTGCGTATGGTGTGAGGTCAATATCGGTTGTACCGATTTTCTCATAGTGTGCGCTGTATGTAATTCCGCCGGAACTATACGTGTCGACTAAAATATACTCATCAAAAGAGTTGGTGTTATCATTCCCACCGTGGCGAAGCAGATAGATAGTTCCCTTCACTCCATCACTTTCAGGAGGAAGTTCGCTTACAACTTTGTACTCAAATGATGTGATTTTGTCGACTGCGGCTCTAATCTTCGAATCTACCTGAGTCTCGGTAATTGCTTCACCACCTCTAGAAACTGACGTCTGGAAAGCGTTACCCCACGCTTTATCAAAGTCGGCTTTCTCTGCCTTGATTTTTCCGTCTGTCTGAGTAATACCGGACAGGAACCAATTCGCCGCAAAGCTATTACCTTCCTGCTCGTCCTTAAAGTCGTAGTCCAGCTTTCCAAGTTCAGTGCCAATCTTGGTATTAACTTCGGTCGCATTTTGATACTGACTGTCATTTGTAAGCTGTGATACCTTCGTTGGAATAGCCGTAATTTCTGCTTTCTTTGCTAAGAGAGACTTAATCTTTGTGAGAATTTGGGTTACGCCCGCATTGTCCAAGTATGTTGCCATAATTACCCCCATTAATCGTTAAATAGATTGTTCAATAGAGACGTTATTTCATCTTCGGGTATTGGAGAAGAACCGTCTCCTTGAACTATAGTTGTATTGTTCGTGTAGAAATTCTTGATTTCTTTAACTGTCGTTTCCTTGGTGTCCGTGTTAGATACTTCATCTAACGCTCTTTGAACAGACTCCTTTAGTGATTGAAGTCTCTTCTCTCCGTCTATGTTCGGGTTGTGGTCATAATCAATTATCACTGCTTAACCACTCTTGAAGAACCCTGTCTGTATTTCCGTGTGAAAGAATCAATTCGACAACGACCGACACCAGTTAGCCGTACATAGAACCTCGAACATCTTCTCGGAACAATCGGAACATGAACCGAAAGTTCATTCTCTGCGGAAATCTCCTTTATGGTCTCCCACTTACAGTCACTGAGCTTTAGCGCGTTCATAGCAATCTCTATTTTGAGCGTTGCTGTTTCGGGTAGCTGAACTCTCATCTGTAGCTTGGAATATATCTTCTGATTTTCGATGTATTCATCGAATGGTCCGAAAGTGGCACTCCACGGAATAGGCTCATCGTTCTTCACTGGTGCTATGTCAAAATCTTCTGCGTCCAATACGAGAACATTTTTCTGTGCGTTATCCACCATCAGAAGCTTGTTCTTGTAGTTTCGGAAGCAGTGTACACCCACCGTGTCTTCGATATGCCAAAGTCCCGTGCCAGTATCACAAACGAGAACCTTGTAGCCGCCGCCCTTCATGTGGATTGACGCATAGTATTTCTTATGCCGCGATCCCGACACAACATTGTCGTACTTCCAGTCGCCGAACTTTTCACTAATGCTGTATGGGTTTCCGCCCTCATAGCACATAATCCCCACTGGCGACTTGTAGAAAATCATGTTGTTCACCGTCGCTATAGATTCGCTTGAACCTTCTTCCACTCCGAACCCCTCGATAATCGATGTTTGGAACGATGAAGGTGCTGAACCGTAAACTCTGTGAATGAAGTTCTCTTTAAAGAACAGAAGGTGAGACGAGTACACCGCACAACCAGTCCAATTACCGTTCGTTCCTTGCTGTGCATAGTAGGAATCCATGCTTGTGTTCTGATAGTAATCCCATGACATAGGGTCTCCCAGTTTACTGGCATAAATCGTATTATCCTTGTTGCTCACTCCCCATAGTCGGTTATTCCACTCCATGAAGAAATCAAGCTCGGGAACGACACGCTCAACCTTTAAATGACCCGCAAAGAATCCCGTGTACTTGCTGTTCATTAAAGTGCTTGCCGCACATGGACTAATGTATGCACTAACCGAGGAAAACTCGTCTTTACTGAATTTGATGAAGATTCCCTCATACATTCCCTTTGTACCGAGCGCAACCGAATTGTCGAAAGGGTCTCCCGTTTCGCCGTCATATGCCGTGTAATTGAACGTAGGAATGGGAATATCCCCAATCTTCAATACGTCAAGCACGGTAATAGGAATTTGCGGTGCTGTGAAGTTTCCTTCATCGTCTGCAAGCACACCTTCGTTTCCTTCCGCAACTTTCACGGTTTTGTTGTTCAGTCCGACAAAATCCCCCGACAATCTGACAACATCGCCTATTCGAATCATACTTTTAAGCTCCGAGAACTTGTCGTTAAAGGTTTGCCCTGCCGGATATTTTTGTCCTCTCGCCGTAACCATCAGGTATAGGTGTTCCTGGTCGTTTGGGTCGATTAATACTCGTCCTATCCACGCCACGTTGTAGTCGTGAATCATGTAGTCTTCTGCTGGGTTCTCAATTCCATCAAGGTAATCTTCACTTACATTATGATTGAAATACCCCATTGAACCGAAATCTTTAGTTCCTACGTTGAACCACTGCTTCGATGGGAAGAAACAAATGTAATTGTTCACCGCAACCATCTTTTCCTTGTCCGAAAGCGATATGTCGAACATCGTTCCGTCGTACCAAAAGCGCCATACTCCATCAGAGTTCGCACCAACGACCGCTAGTTTTGTTCTTGAATCTGTAGGGTCTCTACGCTCCATAAGGTCTTGAACCTTTGTACAATCAAGCGGAATCTCTGAAAACAAGCCGCGTGCTTTTCTCTGAGTGAGCGTTGGGTATAAGTCGCATGACATGTTCAGCATATCTGCCATTTCCCCCGACTCTACGGAAGCTTTTCTATTCAGTCCCTTAAACTCTATAACTCGTTCCTCAAGCGGTGAAGGCTTATTCTGTAATGCTTGTAGTGGCATTGCCTACACCCCCTTTAAAACACGTTTATAAAGCGTTTAGGGCTTCTTTTGTGATATGCCCTAGTTCTGACTGACCAATCCGCAAAATCCCTGAAATCGGCGATATGCTGTGCTTGGTCGTTCTCGTAATTCTCGTACTCTTCAAGGACATAATCTATCCTTGCTTTAAGGTATGATATATAGAGCTTGTCATATGGCGGTTTAACCAAAAGGTCTTTATCCATGTCCAGCTTCAAGTCGTAGCTTGTAACTGGCACAATCTCCATTTGGTCTTGCACCTCTGCTTCAATCTCGTTGATATATCCCAAGAGCATTTCATCACTGAAAGAATTCGGCTTCTCCGTCTTAATTAAATTCAGAAGGTCTTTTACTTTCATTTCTGCTCCTTTACAAAAAGGGGAAACAGAAGTTTCTGCTTCCCCTATCGCGTTTACACTTCACCGTAGTTTTTCGATGTCATTTCTTCCTGTTTCTGCATTGCTACCATCATCTGCTTGTCGGAATTTCTGAGAACGTCTGCCACGCACAATGGCACTTCTACAGGCTCTCCGCGCTTAATCTGATAGTCCTTCATGTTGACACCGACATAAACGCTGTCACCCATGCCCTCAATAACAGGAAGCTGAATTACTACGGTTTTCGGTTTCTTTTCTGCTGTAGCTGCTTTTCTCGTTGTTGCCATATTAACTCCTTCGTTAATGCTTGGCTTTAGTTGGATACGTCTTCTGCTCCAGAGCAAGTATGCTCGATTCTTACCATTCTGAAATCGTCAAGAATCGTTGCTGTCTTGTTCAGCTTCCAACCCATGGTTGCTCTCTGATTCAGTGGGTCTGCTGTTCCGCCCGAGCCAAGCTGTTTAGTAATAGTTTCGATTCCACCGCCATTGATAGAGGTGATACCGTATGCATCCGCACCAAGTACGAGGGTAGCGTATACAGGAACAGTCGCTTTGCCATCTGTCTTGCTCCAAATCTTCGCTTCGGTAGACTCTACAAAGCGTACTCCGTACATGTGACCGATTTCACCGTTGAAAATCTTGTCGGAAGTGGTGTACTTCTGAGCCTCAATCCATTCAGGGTCATTCATCAGGTCATATGCGGTATCGGTGTGAACGATTGCCACATAGCTGTCCCCAATCTTCGGCGCATTGTGTCTCTTCAGCCAACGAACGGCCTTCTTAATGTCCGCAATCTTCAGAGTGTCTGTTGCCTTCAGCTCGCTTCTCATTGTAGCTTCGCCAGCAAAGAGCGCTTTGTTTCCGGCACACAGAATATCTCTTGTGATGGTATCGGAAGTTCTGCCCGCCTGGGAACCGAGAAGTTTCAGAGTCTCCGCAGTCACCTGGTCAAATGCAGTAAGGTTCAGCATGTCGGAAGTTGTTACGTATCCGCCGTACTGCTTAATTTCTGCCTCCAACTTGGTTACGTTCAGGCTCTGACCATCAGGGGTTACACCCTCGGTGAGCGGCTTCTTATCCATCTTCGGAAGACTAGAGAACTTTCTGAACTCAATCTTCTTTCCGTTTCCGCCCGGAATAGGTCGCTTCTGACCGAACTGATCGTGAACCAGTTCAGGCTCTGCCGCACGAATCAGAACCTTGTCATAGAAGGTCTTCATTTCAGGGGACAGGTCGTTAGGTGCGCTAGCCGCAGTGGTAACGTTGGTGTTCAAATCGAACAGGTTAAAAATGTACTTAAACATATTCTTTTGCTCCTTCTGTATTCTTGTATATTTCGATACAGACAAGAGAGCTTTAGAACGAGAATGTTTTACCACTCTCTACTTCCTTCAAAATCTTGTCCATATCATCATTCGTGAACTCTGAAGGATTTACCTTTCTTGCTACTGCCGGTTGGTGCTTTAGACCATTTTCAGCAGGTCGTGATTGTCTCTGTTGAATCTGATTCACTACATCCTGTTTTGCACTTCTTGTAGACTCTTCGGTGAGTCCTTTCAGAATGTCTTGTGTGTGGGTCGCTACAAAGGCATCGATAACAGAAATGCCGTTCTCGATTAAGTCCGTAAACTTCGGGTTGTAGCTCATTTCTTGCTCAAGGTCAAAGTTTGGGAATGATTCTCTAAGCTCGTCAGCCTCCGCATTCCATGCGGTCATTCTTTCCGCTTTCTCTGCCTCTGCCTTGTACTCGGACAAAGCACGCTGGTTCTTTTCCAGCTCTTCTTGTAGCCGTAGATTCTCTCTGTATTGGTCTGGAGTGATACCCTTCTCACGGGCGGCGTCCTCAATCCAATCATCATCACTGTTAATGGCTTCGGTTAATCCCTCAATATCGCCCCTTTCGAGTCCGTAATGTCTCATAATCGGCGCTAATGCGTCCTCGTAGCTGTCAACTCTCTCCTGTGCACTGGATTGATTCTTGAATCTGTTGTTGATAGCGTCGGATACCGCTTTGCCGTAAAGTTCATGGAATCTGCCGTTCTTTCCGACAAGCTCCGCAAACTCTTCCTCAGGGCTAATTTCTTCCTGACTTCCAGACTCAGACGCGCTGTTATCCGATTCCTCCGTGTCTAATCCGTATGCAACTTCCGGTGACTCCGTAGTATCGTTGTTATCAGTCCGCTCCCCACCGCCAAGTGAAGCGAGGAATTTGTCTGCTTCTGCTCCCAGTCCGCTCTGACTTCCTGATGAAGCGTTGCCTTCTCCACCTTCTCCGTCAAAAAGTGACCAGTTAAATTTGAATTTTGTCATACTTTATTTCCTTTCTGTCTTTTATAGAGCGACGAACTCTTAATTTCTGACAATGCTATTTTATATAACGCTCTTTCATATCTCTCCCCCACGAAAAAAGCCCCAGTCCGTTAAGACTGAGGCTTTCCCCGATGATTTTTAAGGTTATGTGTTTGGAATTATGAAAAAATCAGGTTCGCAAGTTAATGTGAGAATCTATCTGTCTAGAACTAACTTACAGCTCTATTATAACATTTGGATTATCCCTTGTCTCAGGAATTAAAGTCGTCTACCCCGATTAATTTTACACCGTTGTATTGAGACCGAAGTTCTACAAAGGTCGCCCACACTGCATGGAATACCGCTAAAACGCTCTCAGTGTACTTGTGAGCCACGATAATGACGTGTCCGGGCTCATACACCTTCGGTACAATTCCATGCGGTAAAACGGCGCTCACGAGCACGTTGCATAGAGTCGAGTACATAATACACTCATCATGGGTATTCGCATGATTCACGCATTCAAAGAAAATATCATTTTCCGATACAGTCATTTTTACGGTCGTCATGCTACTTCACCTCCGAGGCACTACGAGCTGTTTCTCTCGCTCTGTCCAGTCTGTCGGTGTTCGTTGTCTTCTTCGCCGCTCTATCTTCTGCCGACCCTTCCTCAGATACCACTGGAGCGCCGTTATTTGCGTTCTGAGCCATCATAAGTTGATTAGGGTCTACTAGTCCCATCTGTACAGCCGCTTCCGGTGAGAGCTGAATAATAAGCTGTTGCATTTGCTGGAACTGTTGCATAAATGTATCATTCTGCTGAATCTGCTGTTTAATCTTCTCTTTGCCCTCGAACTCCATCATATCGAGACAAACAAGAGCGGACGTTGCGTTATCAGGTGCAAACAGTCCCATCTGATAAAGCTCTTTCGCCGTCTCGTTCTGTGAAGCTCTTGAAAATGGGCTCTGCTTTTCGGCGGATACTTCCAAGTCAAAAATACTTTTCTTGTGACGTGTTCCTTCGGGTGTTGTAATGTCCTGAGGTGCAATGTTCACGTTGGAATAGTCCATGTATTCATAACGCCCTGTTCCGTCATCAATACGGAATGTTCTCGGTTCGGTGTAGAACTGCCGAATCAGTTCAATTTCAAGATAGTACTCTTCTCTTGAACCTCGGTACATCGCTTTGTTAATGTCTCTCGATAATTTACTTCCAGCTTCCTGAAGAGCTGCTATTGCACTAGCCGCCGTTACACCGGAAGCGGTAGAACCCTGTGAGAAGTCTCTGTTTCCTGAAATCTCTTTCAGCTCGTCTATTTTCGCTTCCAAGTGAGTTTCAACGATTGCCGGGAGTGTGTCAACGTCCATTTGCTGAACTGCCGACCCAAGGTCACCCGAACCGACTTCTACAATCTCTTCATTCCAATCCGCAAAGGCTTCCTTGTTGATGTCCGCGTTCTTCTTCACCCACCAACGAGGTTTAGCTTTCATCATGGTATTTTTCATGATTGCCTGGTCTAACTTGTCAATGTCCCGCTGTGGGTACTTCATAATGTCGAGGTATCCAAAGCCACACGGGCTATCTTTGACCGGGAAGCACTTACGGAATACATAAGGGTATTTGCCATGCTTATAAAAGCCGTCCTGGTACTCCGGGTTATCCTCTGAACAGAAAACGCACTGGTCCCCGATGATAATAGCCATGTGCAGAATCTCACGGGGTACAAGGTGTTGCGCTACCGTCTGAGGGTCAATGTTAATGAGAACTGGTCTCATTTCCAACTTCTTGTAGTAGCAATTGATAATTTCAATGTCGTTCTGATGGTTGATATTATCATCGTGAATATACTCGGTGATGAAACCTTGCTTTCCTCCGCCGATTCTGTCCGCTATGTCGGGGTACTGTAGCTTTACGTCGTTCACATCAGCCACGGAAACATCAAAGAAGTATTTCGACTGCTGAATATCCTCTATTCCCGGTTGCCAAAATACGTTATGAATATCCACATTGGTTTTCTTAATGTCGCCCATTCCGTCATGTGCCATCGGGTCCCACAATACCGCTGTGATAGCTGTTCCATCAATCAGGAAGTCATAACCGGCGGTGTTATACACCTGTTCCGCGTCCGTGTGTTCCTCGATTGCCGGAAGAATCTTCGAAAGAATCTGAGCCTCTTCCTCGTCGTCTGCTTCTCTTGCTAATACGTTAGCTTTCGGGAATGAGTCCATGAAGTCGGCGTGTTTATTCAGGATGGAGTTTACCGCCCACGCTGAGCCAACTTCAACTTTTGCTTTGCCCGCTTCCGTCTTGCCCTGAATGACGTTCCAATGTCTCAAGCGCCACCATTCCTGATTTTCTGTTGCTTTCATGTCAACGGTTGTTTTTCCGTCCTTGTACTCGTGCAGAATCTGAAGCACCTCTGACACTTTGTCGGGTGTGAAGTGCGGTTCAGTAGGCTTAGGCTGTTCGGTCGGTTCGCTCTGCTGTTTCGGTTTATACCGTTCCGGGCGATACTCTCCGTTCTGCTGTTCCCTCTGCTCGTTCGGCTGTCTGTTCGGTTCGGTCTGCTGTCTCTGTTTCGGCTGACTTTCCCTCTGCTGTCCGTTCTGCTCCCTCTGCTGTCTGTTTGGTGTCTGCTCTGCTTTGGGTGCGTTCTGCTCCGCTTTGGGGTCGTTCTGTGCGGTCTGCTGGTTCTTCTGCTCCGCTTTTGCGTCCTTTGCGTCCTTTGCGTCCTTCTGTCCGAACTGATTGTTTTTCTTGTCGGTCTCTGCTTTCCGCAGCTCTTTGTTTTTCTTCATGCTCTATACCTCGTAAAATGTCAATATATCGTCTGTAGTCTGTCCCTCTACCTTGTCTCTGACCATGTTCAGAGGGTCGTCAATGTTATTCGGGTCAATGATTTTCTTATGGTGCATTTCTCGCGGTGCTATCGGTCTAGCCATGCACACATACCGCCACTCATCGTAGTTATGGTCTTCCAGTGATGTGTCAATGTCCTCTACTCTCGTTTCGTCGTACATCAGCGCCGGAATGCACCTGATGAAGTGCTTACACGTGTTAAAGACGTAAAACATCGGTCGCCCGTCATCGTCAAAGGCTAATCGGTAATGACATTGCATTTTCCCCGGTATGCGTTGATGGTCGCCCCGGTCAAAATACACTCTATGCTTTTCCATCGTCTCCGCGATACTTTCCCCGCCGTCCTCTGCGAATATAGCGGGGTCGGCTATTCCGAACACGTGACGCCCTTTCATGTATGGGTGTTCCTCTTCCATGCGGCGGATTTCCTCGGCTACATGGTCAACCGTCCATTGAACGCCCTCATTGGGTTCTCCGGTGCAGCCGTACAATTCAGCGAATCTATACATCCGTCCTGACGGTGCCACGGCATACCAGCCAACCGAGAAAGGCTTGGAATAACCCCAGTCAAACCCGCGGTAGATGTTCCAACCTATCGGAATCGGGAACGGTTCAATCACATGTGTATAACGCTTGTCGGCGTAGTGTTCCGGAGCGTCCGTAAACTCTGTGAACACTTGACCGGCGAACACGTCCCAACGCCCATACCTCCACGCCTCCCGCAAAGCCTTTGGAAGCGCTTCAAGCTGTGCTAGGTAGTCCGGCTGTGATTCCATCAGCGCTGTATTATCATCAACTAAGGCCTGTATGAATGCGTACTCTTCCGGATTCTCACCGGGTTTATACTGCTTATCAATGAATAGCCGCTTGATATATTGGTGCCCCTGTCCTCCTGGGTTGCACGTGTAATATACGCGCTTCGGGAAGTCGTTGACCCCTCGGAGGGTTGCGGTTATGGTTCTCATTTGGTATTCGCTTAACTGCGTCGCCTCGTCCAAGAAGATAACGTCATACTCCAAGCCCTGTAGCTTGTCTAAGTCCGCGTCACGGGCGCAATACATAAATTCGATTGTTGAGCCATTGGAAAACGTCAACAATTTTTCTGTGCTGTTATAGGCGGCAAAGTCCCGCGTCATTGCCCTGAGCGTCCTAATGTGGTTGCCTTCCAACTCCTTGTATGTTCGGCGCACGATGAGCATATGAATTCCGGGGAAGCGTTGCGCTAATAGGATTGCCTTCACGCGTACCGCCCAAGATTTCCCACCGCCACGGGCGCCACCGTAGCCGATATACTTACGGTGACAACGGAGAAACATATCTTGTTTGGGCGATGGCGTCCCCAGCTGTACAGTCTGTAGCCGTCTGTTATTCGCTGTATTCATCGCAGTATCCCCCCACAACAATATGCACGCCCTTCACTCCGTCCGCGTCACGTTCTTCCCGCTTGCGTGTTAGCTCAAGCCGTTCTTTCTCGATTGCTAGCCGTTCACGCTCCAACGCGAGGCGCTCCGCTTCTATCTGCTTGCGGTGCCGCTCCTGTGCTGTTTCCAGTCCGTGTAATGATCGCTTTATCGCCTCCAACGTCTTTACACTGTCCGTTAGGTCACGCAGGGCGCGCGTGTCTACCTTGTCGCTGGTGATATCACGATATGCCGTTTCTGTCGTGCCGTCTTTGTGGCGCGTTGTTGACTGCACTAGGTAGCGGTGCAGTTGTTCGCCGTCTTCCAGCGCTTTTCGCGTCTCACGCTCCAATGCGTCTACAACGTAGGCCAATCCTGTTAGTTGGGACGCTACACGGTAGGCGGAACACGTCGCCGCCGTATCTATAGCCTTGTCATTAACCGCGCCGCGGTAGGCCGTGCGCTGTTGCTCCCAGCGTTCCCGTGCGGCGTGGTTCCGCAATGTGCCCACGTTCACACCGTGCCGCCGGGCGCTTTCCGGTTGCGTGTCGTTGCTGGTTATGTAGTCCCGCCGGATGGCGTCCCAATCCGGACGGCTGTTTTTTTTCTTTTCCGGATTTTCCGGATTTTTCTTTTTTTCCATTTTTCCCCCTTTCCGGTTTGCTGTTGTTACGATTCTACACACGCGCGCGGCGTGGTTCGCCCGCCAACGTTAACGGCGCGCCAATTGATTGTTAATTGTTAGCTGCTCAATTCGTGCAAAATCGTATACAATCCAAATTCGGAAAGAGAACATCAGTTCTTTTTAAAAAAGTGAGAAAAATTATAAAAAAGTTGTTGACACGGTGACACCGTTGTGGTATTATATAGTTGTCAAAGGGAGAGACCCAAAGACAAAAACCAAAATGTTAAATCAATTAAAAGAAAAGTGAGGTAAACACAATGAGAAACTACACAAACACCACAGGAAAGATGGCATGGATTAGAAACCTTTACAACGGCGACGAGTTCCCGGTTCCGTTCCCGCTGGATGATGACTTGCTGGACAGCGCACAGAACCGCGCAACCTGCGAAGGCTCCCATGATTGCATGGTGTGCGAAACTGAAGGCTTCTATGGCTTCGCCGATGAATTCTGTTCCCTGTACGACCTGAACGACATCGCGGAACGCCTGGAGCGCCTGGAGGACGAGGACGCCGACAAGCTGGAAGCCATGGCGGAATACTGCGACAACCTGGACGACATTGAAAGCGCTTGGGATGACTCGTTTTTCATCGCCGACACCACCCTGGCGGACTATGCGGAAGAGTTCTGTTATGAATGCGGATACATGCCGTCAGAGCTCCCTGGATGGATTAGCTACCATATCGACTGGGAGGGGGTAGGGCGTGAGCTGTCGTTCGACGGCTACAGCGAAATCAACGGCGGAGTGCTGTTCGTTGCACAGTAGCACAATAGGGGGCGCAAGCCCCCGCCCGTAATGCGGCCAAAAGCCTGTTGCAAGCCAGGGGAAACGCAGAGCACGGAAAAGAGAAATCGTACCAAATGAAAGGAGAACGAATTGAACAAGTACAAAATTGAACATTGGAAGCCGAACACGCAAAGCTGGGAGGACGTACTAAACGACTACGCGGAAGCAGATTCAGCAGCTCTTGCCATTGAGTTGGCAAAAGACTACATTGTTGAGAATGTAGATGAAAACTACCTCGATGAACACGACTTGACCCCGGACGAGTTCGCCGGTGAGGTTGAAAAAGAATCATTCCGCGCATTTAAGCGCGTAATTACTGAAGGCGGCGAAGTGTGGGCGCCGTGTGGTATCGCTCCGGTATCCGTTAACTTTAAGGTGTACGGACTTCCAAAGCATAGCCAGCGTGAAAGCTTCGCACCGTCCGAGCGCCACGACTTCAGCACCGCCGGCAACGTGCGCATCCTGGAAACCTTCAACAGTGACAGAACCGGAACGAATGATTATAACATCCTCCGCATCACCCGTGAGACGCGTGAAGAGTGCTTCGACGAGCTCGAAGGTCAGTTATCCGATGGACTCTATGAAAATTCAGAATGGGGCGGGTATCAGGTTATTGATGACCCCGACCTAATGGACATTGTAGGGGAGGAAGAAGTCGGAACTCTTTTCCGTGTGTCGGTGTGGGACGCTGATCACAGGATGTGGTCTGATTCCGTTGAGGATATAACCCCCATGCGGGCGGAAACCGAGGAGAACGCTATTGAGTACGCTATTGAGTACATGGCTGAACCGTATGAAGACTAATTGAAGGGAGAACCAAATGAAAGAGAAGAAAACGGAATATATCACCATGAAGGTTACACCAGCATTCAAGGCTAGGGCAAAAGCTCTAGCCGAGGAGGAGGGAAGAAGCCTATCAAACTATATTGAATGGCTTATCAACAACGACATGAAGAGAAGAGAACAGGAAGAGCAGTAATAACAGGAGGTGCCATAATGACTTATAGAGATTTATTCAGATTCGAGAATGACGAAACCACACCGGGAGGCTATAGCAAATTCAAGATAGACGAGAGCAAACAGGCGACTTATAAGAAGCTGATTGACGCATACCGAAAGTATATTGGTGAGTATTTCGGATGGAATAACACGCTTGAGGACGTGGAGGAAGACATCAAACACGACTACCTCACCAACGTAGAGGCGAAAGATGGAACGATCCTCCTTCATTACCTCGACGAGTGCCACGAGCTTGTGGTGCTTCCGGATCGCGTGCTGGACGATGAGAACGATATTCGGGAATATGAAAAGTATATCCGCTAATCTATCCGCCCTCCCCTTGCGGGAGGGTTTTTTGTGTATAAAAAAAGCGGGTCCACCGTTTCCAGCAGACCCAAAAAACCAAAACATTATCAAACTAAAAGAAAAGTTCGGTAACGGTGACATTATAACACACTTTCCAAGACAAGAGAAGCCTTTTATGGTATAATAATACTGTGAATTGTTAATCATTTTCATTCTTTTCATTTTTGTAATACTCCTGTTGTCCATAGAAGTACGATTGCGGAAGCTCCCGAAGCAAAAACAGCTTTGGGAGCTTCCGTTTTTTGCCTTTTTGGTTCCCATTGAAGGGAGAACCATTTTATTTTTCCATATTTCGAGTTTTTTCGAGTTTTTCCGAGTTTTTTTCGAGTTTGTTCAGCCTACCATTGAGCTTTTTGAGTTCGCCCTTCATCGCTTTAACCTGATGGCCTAAATATATTTCCTTTTGTCTTGCCATGTCACTGTTTATCTGTTCCCAAACATGGGAAATTGTGATAGCGTATGGGCAACGCTCCCATGCACTATCACAATACTTGACCATATGGTTTTCTTTGTCTTCCTTGCAGATAAACCGCCTTGACGTGTCCTCACAATACAGAACCTTGTCTTTTTCGTGTCTGTAGTAAGGGCACAAGGTGTAGTGACCATTATTAGGCAAGATTTCCCCTTTCCGCTTCACGCGTGATTTTGTAGCTGATCCAGTCGTCGAGTTCATCCTTGCTCATGAATTGCTTCCGGATTTGCTCAAGCATGATATAAACGTCGGCTATCTCTTCCTGAACCGCCTCAATCCTTCCCTCTCCCGGGCCCTTGTTGTAGCACTTTAGAAGCGCTGCTTCGAGTTCCGAGAGTTCTTCACAAGTCTTGACTACCTGATTTCTGAATCCGTGCTTCCTCAAGATTGAATTCAGCAGCTGTTTTTGTTTCTTCGTGAACATTAATTTCCCTTTCGATTCGGTTCATTAAATACAGAAAGAATAACCACTTTGCGCCTTTTCCCTTATTCTTCACACATTCCTTTTTTAGAATTTTCCACATCTTTTCGAACTTATTCATTTACCTTCGATTCATTCTCTTTCACGAAATCTGTATATCTCTCAAACTTTGCGGCTGTGAGCCACTTAATAACACCATTTTTTATAATTTTGGCGCTTCTCTGATATTCATCGGAGCACTCACTCCATGCGTCGAGAATCATGTCGAAATACGCATCCAGCACTATTTCTGTGTGATTCATTCCTTCCATGAACGTTTTCTGCTCGTCCGTTAGTGGAGCTTCGGGATCCTCTTCATCTTCTGCATAGATAATGTCGAGTCCGTAGGCTTCCGCTACTTCGTGCTCAATTCTGCACCCCCTGTAGTCTTCCCAGCCATCGCAGAAATAGGCAACACTACACAAACTCATATTTTCAAGCGATTTTGCGAGGTAGCAAAGGGGGATGTTCACAACCCCTCTGTCCTTCATAGATGATTCGCTGTACCAATCGTCGGTGAACAGAGTATTTACAACTTTGTAGCCCAATCTTTCGAGGTGTCTTATTGCTTTATTTCGGGTTTTTTCAATTTCTTCATCGGTCAAGCCGTTCATCGGCTGCGAGATCATCGCTTTTTTTCTAATTGTTACATCATGCATTTGTTATTCCCTCCATTTCAAACTCTAACTCTTGTGATAACCAATCTTCTTTGCACGGAATGCACATTTCTTCATGAGTCCTCTCAAACCCTCCTTTCTCCATGCATACCCCTTTATTCTCATACCTATATGGGCAATTTATTTGTTCCAGCAACACCCCTCTGTAAACAGCGTCGGGGGCAGTGCCCCGCAACGCTTCAATCAATCTATCTCTATTTGTCATTTTCCACCTCCATCAGTGGGCAGTTGTCTGGTCTTTTTTCGCCGTCGTAATACCAGCCGTCATCTTTACACCCGTCACCATCGATTCTCTCGCCGCATAGTTCGCATAAATCCATCCATCCGTCACGCGGATGCGGTCGACTCGCGTAATAACAGCAATCTTCACACTGTTCAGGGACCTCTTTGAATTCCGTTCTAATTACTACCATCCTCTTCATCCTCCACTAATTCGCAGTACTTCCAGTGGTTAGAACTGTCATCAGCCGTTTTGCTAGTCGCTCCATTCGACCACGCCTCATACTTTTCTTCTGGGTTTGATTTGTCAATTCCTTTGAAATAGCGTAAATTCCACTCGCAGTACTCGTAATCTCTCACCCTTACTAGCGTATCTACTGGAACTTTGCTCCAATCGACTTCGGGCTTCGGTGGGTCTTCGTATTCTTCATCCATCCACATGTCTACTAAGAATTTGCACCAAGCGCAGTTAACGCCAAAACAATCTTCGGCGCCGAAATGCGGAAGCACGTTGATTCTAATGAATTCGCATACATTCAATCTCTCCTCAGGTGTTCTCGCACTTTTTATAATCTCTTTTCTGAATTTCTCTCTGTTCTTCACTGTTCTTCCTCCTCACTCATAACCAAGTTGTAGTTGAATAAGAAATCTAAAGCATAACTCAAGCCGAATGTCTCAAACATGTATTTTCTGTAAATTGATGTGTTCTTTTCGCAATGACGATGATGATAAATCTTAACCTCCAAACAATAATCGTTGTCTATGATGATTTTCTCGTCTGGGAGGAAATTTAAGTCCGAAATCTCAATCTTACCACGCAAAGTGATTTTATCGTCGTCTCTATAAATGTCTAAAGCTAAAATCTTTTCGCCATCTTCAAGAAATAACTGATAAATTTCTTTCAATTGTTCATCAGTTAGCTGATTTGCATATTCCCTACACATGTTGTTCCTCCCTCAAACTTCTGATATGTTCCAATCCTTGCTTCCGGTAGACTTCTTCCAGCTCTTCGAGCATTACCTCAACTTTGTGGCAGCCTACCAACATTCCATAGTGCAGTGTATTGCAATTCCTTCTTCCAGCAAATTCTTCTTCGATTTCGCTCTCCAATCTTCTAATTTCCGTTCTCACATCATCGATATCAACCCACATAAGCAAGCCTCCTAACACTCATCTAACACTTATTCTTTAACTAACTTATAACTTCCTAGCACGCTTCAAACGCTTATATTTCAAGGTTTTTCCGAAAGTCCTTGACTAATTCCTTGACTTAATACATCAACTAATACATCAATAGTCTTGAGTAATTGTTGCGTAATTCTTGAGTAATCACGCAACAAATTACTCAACTTGCAACTTTTTGTGCAACTATTTCTCCAACGGGCACTTCCCAAACTTGATTTTCGTGAATGGTACGTTCTTATGCAGCTCGCACTCCGCAGATCCGTCGCCGAATTCGTCTGTCCACTCATTCCAGTATGCACACTTGTTGCAATCTTTTGGTTCGAACGGTTCAGGAAGCTCAGCCCACGCTTTAAACAATTCTGTTTCGAACGGATACGTTGTCACACCGACCATTACAAATCCGTACTTTTTGAGAGTATGCTCGTCGACCCTGCCGACTGCTGTATAAACTTCTCCCGTGTCTTCATTAAGCAATGTGAAGATTATATCTTTATCACGCGGTACACCCTTCATGCTTCCAGCCTCTATCGGATGCCATTTCATTTCCATGACTACACCTCCCTGATTCTAATCCCATACTGATATAAAAGTAATTTTCGCTTAATAATGTATTCTTTAGTTCTATAGCCCTTCACGTCCTCCACAACGGCTTTTCCGTCCTCTTCGTACTTGAAATCCGCCTTGTAGGAACATTCACGCTCAATCAACTTCCCGCCCTCGTCACGTTGGGACGGGATAAGCACAAACTTAACTTGTCTGCTCAGGTTCTTAATCACTCCCGCCTTTTCCAGCAGTAGAAGCTCCTGATAGCGGTTTGCTTCCTTCTTCGAATCGAATGTCTGACCGTCCACGACTGTTTTCTTGCTGTTATACTTGCTCACTCTGCACCTCCTTTCACTTCAACATCCACCGTGTAGCCCAGGCTCTCTGCGATTTCCAAGAACATAAACCATGTAATGTCATCGCCATTCTCAAAGCTCTCAATAAAGCCTTTATAAGAGTGCACCTTCATCGCCAACTCCGACCGCGTCAACCCTTCCGCTGTTCGCATGGTCTTAATCAGCTCTCCAAGTGTTCTATACGTTGCTTCCATGTAGTCCTCCTAGTCGTCACTTCTGCACACTCCGTCGTTTCCATATGCACACGCCGCATACCCAGCAATGTCAATGTAGTTGTCAAGATGGATTCCTGGAACGGAAGCTCTTGCCACCTTCAGCAAAATCATCATCATTGCCACATCCTTTGAATCAATCAAGACAGCACACCCAGTCGCTTTAAGGTATGTTTCCCACAATGTAGCGATTGTCTGAAAATTGTCTTCTGCATCGCCGTAGCTCTCTTGCCTTTCTCCGTTCACAATCTCACATGCCGTCCGCAAGCACTCTTCCCTCTTCTCCATTTTCTCTTGGTTTTTCATTTTGACCTCCTCCTACTCGTTTTTTGTATTAAGGTATAATTTATCGGCTCTACACTTTTGAGCCGTTCTATGGGCATTTAAAGCCGTTTTAAGGGTATCTCCGTTGCGAATGATTTCCCTTCATAACTTTTCCAGAGCTATTCCCGACCATTCATAGCCATCGCTATTCTTTGATATTCTATGCCCTTGCTTTGTGTAGCTCCTCATAGCTCTTCAATTCCTTCGCCAATCAACAACACTCAATGCCAACGCAGCTATATTCCTGTCCTTGCCAGCGCATTGATATTCTCTTCTAGTCCATCGCTTTACCTTTCTACTCCGTTCCAAGGCGGAACCGCGCTTTTCTATTCCCTTGCCTTACAAGTCGGGTCGTCTCTTTGCCATCGCTTATCTAAGCCACTCTTTTCCCTTGCCCTAGCTCATCGGAGCCGTACTTTGCCGTAACATTTCTCTTCCCATCAACTCTTTCGCTATCGTCTCTATTCAGGGCTATTCATTAGCTGCTCCTTGCTTCTCTGGTCTTTTCCTACGCTTTGCGATACTGCTTCATTCCGTTGCGGTTGAAGTCGTGCTACTGCACGACTTCTTCCCAAGTGAAAGCGCCTTTTCCTGAATTCCGCCACTGACCGAACCCGTTCAGGATTCCATAATCAAGCCACTCTTCGACAAGCGCTCTATCGCCGTCCTGAAGCATCAGAATATCAAATTCAAGCTTCGCTCCCGGCTGTAATGATTCGGAATCGGAAAGAGCTACTCTTTCGCCCTGTGCGGTACTTGCTCTAAGTGGTCTCTGACAATCTCCAATGAATCCGTAATCGGTGAAAGGGATTGCTCTATTCTGTTTATTTTTCACGTCGGCGAAAACGAAAATTCTCAAGTCAATCTGCTTCTTGTATGCCTTAAGCTTCGAGCTATGTGTTCCCTTAAGCGTTCTAAGTGCCGAGCACGCACTCTTGAAAAATCCCTTAATCTGATAGTTCCATGCGATCGGCGTTCCGTCCTCAAGCTTCGGAAATACGGTCTTTCCCTTCTCCACGACTTCATCTACACCCAGCATTTCAACCTCTTCCTTCCGGGACATTGCGTCCGGTGCATTGGAAGCGATATACGTTTCATGAATCTTCGGGTCTCCGGAAGCTGTTCCCAATACCTCGTCTACGAATGTCAGTCTTACTCTCATTGTTTCCATTTTGTCCTCCTTGCCCGCCTTTTACGGCGGGACTTTTCTCTTCTCTGTTTTAACGTCGATTTTTTGTTTGTTTTATCTAAAGTAATAACGGCTAGTTCATTGTGTCCCTGTTGGTCTCTTGATACATTTCGATTGCGTCCTTTACGCAGTCGTAGTGCCTTTCCAGCATATCAAGTAGTGTAATCAATTCCTGTAGGGGGAGGCGGACACTCTCTTTCCCTCTGCATAACGCAACTTCCTTTCCCCGGCAGACAATGGTTAGGCAATCTTTCCCAACGTCATCATCTACCCTGTACATTGCGTCGGTTATTGTTTTCTTTCGCACTTTTTCGAGGCTCAGCTTATAAAGCATTATTCCTTCAACCATCTTTCCAGTGTTTCCACTGATTCACCAGTAATCCGTGCGGCAAACTCAATCTTCATTTGTCCTTGTTTGAGTCTCTCCGCGATCCGTTCCCAATCCTTCGGCTTATCATTCGGTGCGCCTACAATCTCAGTAAGCGGTAATCCGCAGCTTGACCCCTTGTATGAACTGATAAAGTCATGCGCTTCTTTTGCTCTTCCGGCGAGCAGTCCAGTGATTGCTAATGCTTCACTTTTCGGCAGTATCACTGTTTTCCCCCAGCCGCTGAATGCAACCTCTTCTCCATCTACAACACATGTGAAGCGCTTCTCAACTCCATACTCTCTATCGTCGTCATAGCGATAATACCTGTCCGTCCCCGCTCTAAGTTCGCCCAATCCTCCATTAATTAGCATTGAGAAGAGCCTCCCTTCTGCGGAACTCCGCTCTTACCGCTTCTCTCCGTCTGCTGTCACCCTCCATCTTTATCGGGTGGCATCGTTCGAGAATTCGGTCGTATAATCTTTCGTCCATCGTATCGGTTGATTTTTTGAATTCTGCAATCGGTATGTTCGTTGTGATGATAAGCGGCGTTTTCGCCTCATAGCACATGTTTATGACCTTGTAGACAAGCTCCTTCATGGTCGATGTTTGCCTCTCGATTCCGAAGTCGTCTATCACAAGCAGTCTATGTCTTACAAGCTTCATGAGTTTTTCAACCTTCTCATAACCCTTCAAGCCTTCAAGCTCCTCTGCGATGTATGAGAAGTTCGTGAAGCGTGCCGTGTAGCCGTTCTGAAGCAGTGTATTAGCTATTCCAGCGGCTATTGTGGATTTCCCAGTCCCTACTCCGCCAGTGAGCAGAAGCCCTATCCCATCCCTTGAAAAGTCCTCGAAATGGTCAGCGTAGCCTTTCGCCTTGTCCACATACTCGTTCTCTTCAAGCTCTTCAAGAGTTCGACTGTATGCCAGCTTTTGCTCTTCTCCGTAATCCTTAAAGCAGCACTTTGTGTTCCTTTGGATAATTACCTCACGTTTTCTCCGATCTTCAAGGTTTCGTGATTCTTCAACGCACTTACACCCTGGCTCCACAATCAGAAGTCCTCTTTTCGTGTGAATCATCACCTGTTTCGGCGTGTTACACACCGAACAATAAATAGTCCCATCCCGGACGTATTCGTTTTCTCTTAACTCTCTCATTCATTCTCCTTCCTGATTTTTCCATTCAATGCCACTCCAAGCTACGCCGTCACTCCGCTTTTCAATACAGTTCATTTCCCTTGCGGCTCAATCCGGTTCCTCCGCAAAACCGATCGCTACAGTGCTATTCCCTAGCCCATCCTCACCATTCAGGACGATTCCTTTGCCTTTACAAGACGCTTCATTGCGGTTCTAAACTACTCCTACACGTATCTTCTCCCTGCTATTCCGCAACGTCTCTTTTCGTCTCTATGTTTTTCCCACGCAATTCATTGTTTTTCCGAACTATTCCTATGCTATTCTCGGCTATTCGCACCGTTTCTTCGCCCAAGCTATACTCTTCTGTTCCGTGACTGGTCTACGCTGTTCCTTTGGCAATCATCGCTGTGCTATTCCCATGCTTATCGCCTCACTACGATTCCTTCGCCTTTCTAGACATTTCCCTTCCGTTGCCTCACACCGCAAAACTTTTCCTTCGCACTCAGAACAAATCGTCTAAGTCGGTCTTGCTGTAGTCAAGCTTCGGATTCATTGGCGGTGTATAGTTCTCATCGAGATAATCTATATAGCCGCTGTTGAAGAACGTGCTTCCGTTCTGTGCTTGTCGCCACTCGTCCTTCTTTAAGTCCTCAAGGTATCTATCAATGGCACGTTTGACATTATCCCAACCATGGCTCATTAATCGTTCTTTTGACTTCTCGGAGACTTGACCTTTTCCCCGCTTGTTAGGGTAGTACTGCCATGCTCTTTCGAAGAACTCTTCGGGGGTCTCTTCAAGTGATTCAGAACACGAATGCACATTATTAATATCTCTATCTATGTATTTATTATTTTTATATATATTTATATTGGTGGACATTTTGTCACCACCCCCTTGACAATTTGTCACTACCCCCAGTGACATTTTGTCACCACCCCCCTGACAATTTGTCACACCCCCTGACAATTTGTCACACCCTCTATCTGCCTGATAGGACACTCGTTTTTCGTTGTTATTGAGAACTGTTTCCGTTTTGGTAATGAACTTTTCTTCAACAAGTCTGTTAAGAGTCCTCATAACAGTTCGTTTTGAGCACCCTACCCAATCTGCGAGGTATTGTAGAGACCCCGTAAACGTGCCCTGCTTGTTTTGTGAAAAGCCATAGATGATCGCATAAACGATAAGCTCATTCCCCGAAAGCTTCAGGTCTGTTCTCATCCACCCTTCAAGGGTGATGAAATTCCTCTCGTTAATCTTCATATCCACCTCCTAAAAAGGTAAATCCTCGTCCACTCCGATAAATGCGTCCGTTACACTCTCGCTTCTATGCTCTTCCTGGTGACCACCGCTGTTCGGTTTCGTCAGAAACTCAACTCTGTTTGCTACAACATCAGTTGTGTAAACCTTCTTTCCATCCTTGCCATCGTAGCTGCCAGTCTGAATTCTGCCGTCCACCGCTACCATGCTTCCCTTCTTCAGGTACTTGTTGCAGTTCTCCGCCTGTTTTCCGAATGCGATAATGCGAATCCAATCCGTACCCTCCGTCGGTCTATCCACAGCCATTGTGAACTTGCATATAGCCGTGTCCTTATGTGCTCCGCCGTATGTCAGTTCAGGGTCTCTGCCCAGCCGACCAATCTCAATTACTTTGTTCATGCTTCTCTCCTTCCAGTAAATAATTAATTTCTTCTCTCGACATCGTTTCGATGCCTTGAGCTTTGCAATCAAGAACGACCTCATCAATCAATCTTGACATTGACTTTGTATCGTATTCCGAAGTTCCGTAATACGCTTTTAAATTGTGGTAGCCGGCAGTCCTTCGGCACGGTCCAATATCATCTACGAACCATGCTATACCGTGGCTGCTCCACACCTTCGAGAAGGCCTCTAATGCGTCCTCTCGCACGGGGATTACGTAATATTGACCGAATCCCCTTACATAGTACTTGTAAAGCTCTATGGGGCTATTTTCGACCTTAAAAGCCAACTCTTTCAAAAGCACCCACATGTAAGCGTTTGCGTCCAGTGACCTTTTCTTCTTTCGCCGCTTGATAGAGACCGTGTATTCCGCCTCAGAATCTACCTTCCCAGCTTCCTCAATGATTCTCTGAAGCTCCGTAGCTTCCTTCATGTCACACTCAATCGTTAGTTGTGCGCTCCACAGTGTCGTCTGAAGATTCAGATTCTTTATCCGCATAGTTCCTTCCGAAAACCTCCGTAAATTCTATGTTCGGGTACGCTTCATCAAAGCGTACCTGCGCCCATGCCTTGAGCCTATCGTTTAACTCCCTGTTATGGTGTACTCCGTGCGGCGGCTCATTGTGGTGAGCGTGGCACAGATAAACCGTCATTCCGTAGGCGGTACTATTCTTTCGATTAGCACCGCCGTAAACGTGGTGTTCTTCCGTATTCGGATTCCCACAGAATAGGCATCCGGATTCGCGATCCTGTAATATCGACTTCATTAAGCGTTCGCCTTGTCGATTTTGCTGTTCAGAACCTTGCTTGCGTGAACATAATCCGCTTTGGTCATGTCTGAAATCTTCTTGACTTTGTAATATTTCAGGAACTTCTCAGTGTCCGTTCCCAGCTCTTCCATCATCTGTTCAAGTACTCTCACCTCATGCGGTTCGATTTTCGCTTCTTCAAGTTCGTTCTGTTCGTTCGCCGAATTGCCAAGTCTATAGCAAACAGTTCTTGTCTTAGTGTTGTAGATTTCAAGCTCCGTGATTCTATCGCCGTTGTAACCAATGTGTCGTACCACGAAGCGGTCGTGGCACTTATAGCACCTATCGTCTTTGGTGATGTTGCAGTCCTTAGCCTGAATCCATATGAATGGCGCCGTGTACAGCTCACGACCAATGCCCCAGTTGAAGCAAGCCCGTTTGAAGCTGTCGGATGCAAGACCCTTCTCTTTTTCAGTTCTACTCTCCGTGCCCGTGTCTTCCTTCTCGACCCACTGTTTCTTTTCACTGTCCCAAATGGATACAATGCAGTTGGCATTATCCCTGTTATGGTGTCTCTGCCAGTTCATCGCCCCGACCGTCTCGTCGAGAATGTTCTGATCGCACCGTGCATCCTTATACAGTAGCAAGGTTAAGCCGTTAGGCTTAATCTGCTGAACCCGGCAGTCGATTTCATCTGCCTTAAGTTTTCGGAATTTCAGTTCCATTTCGTTCTCCTTCCTAAAGTGCTTGTCTCATCCATTCGCTATAGAGCGACTTGTTAATGTCCTCAATGGTTTCGGTGTCCTCGTAGTCCTCATCCGTGATTACTTCCTCGCCACAGCAAGGGCAGTAGTGGAAGGTTGCCCAGAATCTGACACCGAAGCAATCTTCTCTCATTTCTCCGTCTTCCGTGATATCCTCGTCGGAATAAAACGCTCCGCAGTTTTCACATTTGTATTTCATTTTTGTTCTCCTTGTGCTACAATCATGTTGTGTAGTTTTTCAGTTTAGTCCATGCTTCGGCATGGGCTTTTCTCTTAGAACGGCAGCTCTGCCCATGCATAATCTCCGTCTTTCGGGTTCTGCCCCCATCCATACTCTGTGTCTGTGGAGTGAGTATTCCAACCATGTGCGACGGTATAGTAAATGTCAGAAACAGTGAGAAGGGAACCATCATCCCAGAATTGTGCAAGCAGATATTTTCCGTCCTTCTTCGGATTAACGCCCTTGTTCCATACGATTTCCTTGTGAATCTTCATTACTTTTCCTCCTTCTCCAATACTTCCATAACCATGCTGAAACAGCGTTCAAACAGCGCTCTCAGTACTCTTTCGTCGTATCCTTCTGAAATTGCACCTCTAGCAATTGCCCTTCCAGCGGCTGCATACTCAGCGAACAGGCTATCAATCATTCCGTTAACGGTTACTCTGCCGAACTCATCGGTGTTAATCATCTACATACCTCCCCACAAAATCATTGCTACCATCATCAGTGTTCCAATCGTGCCTCCGATGTACATTCCCAGCGTGTCGCCGTTGTACTCCTCAGCGTTTTCCTCTTCGAGGAACTTTTTAATCTTCAATCTGAAGCTCTTCATAACCTTTTTCCTTCCCTTTGCGAAAATCATCAATATTGAGTCGGATACTCTTCCCAACTCTGTAGTACGGGATTGAATCGCTCTCAATAAGTCGGTATACAGACACCGTGCTAATCCCCATGATTTCCGCGAACTCTGATACCTTCACAAACATCACAGCCTCCAAAGTTCACTATTCTTCAACCTCGTTTGAAAAAAAAATATCCCGAAACTCTTTCATTGTCCGAATATCAAGCTTTCCTACAAGGTACTGTTGTTCGTCCGGCGTAAATTTTGCCTTATTTGTTATCTTTCCCCATAGGGCTTGTCTCGATATTCCCATTTCTTCGGCTAAATACGACTTTTTCATACCAGAACTTTCAATCCTGTCATTCAGCTTTTTCGTATTTATCAATTTGCACCTCCTTTCCTTGAAGGTTCGCTTTTCTTCAACTTCCACCATTATAGTATCACTTCTGACACTTTCCGTCAACACTTTTTTTACAATTTTGTAATTTTTTATTTAACATCGGCACGCTTTATGTTATCTTGACGTTGAAAGAAGGTGAATATTATGAATGGCAATATTGGTGATAACATTAGGGCAATGAGAAAGAAAAGAGGATTGTCACAAACGCAACTCGCAATCAAGCTTGGGTATAAATCTAAATCAAGCATTGCAAAAATAGAAACTGGAAACGGCGATGTTCCGCGAAGTAAGCTCCCGCAGTTTGCAGAAGCGCTCAACTGCTCAATTTCCTATTTAACAGGGTGGAATGAGCTTCAATCCTTCGACGATGAACACAGTGAAAAAACACCGTATGACATTCTATGCGATAAAATCGGTCGCTTGTCGCCGTCCGATGTAGACACGGTATCGGAGTATGTAGATTTTGTACTCAATAAAAACAAGGGGAAATAATCATGCATATAAAACAGCTTGAAAAGAATAAGTACAGAGTGTGGATTGATATTAACACCGACTATGTAGGAAAAAGGAAGCAGAAATCAAAAGTGTTTCACGCTTCCACAAAACGAGATTTAAACAATCAAATAAATGAATGGGTTGAGTCAATATCGGGAATATCCGCCCAATGCAGAACTGTTTCCGACATGTGTAATGCTGTATGGAGTCAGGTTATCAATAATAAATCCCCAAATACGATTCACACCTACAACGATCAGCGCAACCGCATAGAAAACACTATCGGTTTGTTGCGCCTTGAAAAGCTTTCCCCTCGCACCCTTCAAATGTGGGTTGATGATTTATCTTCCGAGCTTTCACCGAGAACAATCCGCTTCACATACTCCCTTCTTCGCAACTGTTGTTCCATTGCTGTTACGTGGAACCTAATTAAAACGAATCCATGTCACGACGTAAGTCTTCCTTCCGTAAGAAAAAAGGAAGTACAGATATTGTCACCTGAAGATTTCAATGTTTTCTGCTCACACCTAGACGAACTGCCGCTCGATTATAAAGTCTGTTTCGAGCTTGCGTTGTTCGGATCGCTTCGAAAAGGGGAAGTGTTAGGAATAATGGAAGATGAAATTCCTGATGATGGAAGGTTCTATATTAAGCGTGCAAGGTATTCACCCAATTTAAGGGAAGTGTTTGTCAAGGAAACGAAAACATCTTCCGGTGAACGTCTATGCATACTTCCACAATTGGTAGTTGATGATGTTATAGCCCTTCGGAAACAGCACATACAGAGCAAACTAAGGTATGGGAAAGCGTGGGCCGATTCACCTTATTTGCTGAAAGAAGAAAACGGAGAAGCTTTCCATGCTTCTCTATGCATAACACGGCTACAATCCTACATGAAGAAGATAGGACTTGAACCTATCACATTTCACGCACTGCGTCACACATACGCTTCGATATGCATTTCATTAGGCGTGAATCCCGAGATCGTTTCTAAGCGAATGGGCCATTCAAACATATCAACAACGCTAGGTATATATACGCACTTATTCGAGCAAAAAAATAATGATGACGAAATAGCGTCAGCATTAGGAACGATGTTGTCTCAATCTGTGGAAAAGTGCGACTAATCTTATCAAATGTTACATTCTCGTTACACTTTTTAAATCATTCACTCTCAAACCTTTTAATATCAACGATTACAAACAACTTCTCATAGATTATTATTATATCTCAATTTCCCATAAAAGAAAAGTTTCCTCCAATCCCAGGTTTCCGCTATCCGATTTTCAAATAGTCTGTCCTGTTGAACTCCGGCTTCAATGCTGATATGATAGCGGTATAATATTTCTACATATCGAAAGAACGTTATATATCCAGTTATATATAATGTATCGAATAAATGGAACACACGAGGAACAACG